TACTACCATCACCGATTACATTGAGAACAGTTGTCCATAACGTGTTCGGCTTATTAGGTCCTGAAACTCCTTCAACCAATCTATTATTACTATCAAAATAATAGTTTGCAGGTGCTTTAAATTTTAACAATGCACCTTTGGTTACATATTTTGCATTTGTTGTAGAGAAAATGCCAACGTAAGCGGGAAGTTCTATACTTTGACTTAAAGTATAAAAATATCCTGTTTGACTATTTGCATCTACGGTACTACTATTCCAATACATCACTTCAGAGCCAGTTACTGGATCTGACGGATCTGTTGGTAAATTAAATCTTTTATACCATGCTGTTGTACTGTCGCTAGATTGATTAATATAATACTGATTAGACCTGTTAGTTGCTAATACACTTGCTAGTGTATCAGATAAAAAACTAATAATATCGCTGGGTGAGTTATTAATTGAAAGTAATAAAACCGCATCATCATTATTTTCCCAAATAGCGCCGTCATCAGCAAATGTGTTTGTGCTTGAATATTTTCCGGTAGGATCTAATAAATCTAAGTTTTTACTAACGCCTACACTGCTACGATTAATTGCTTTTGATTTAATAATAGAACTGTATAACGTGTATGGAAAATTGTTATAATCTTCACCGTTAACCATACGATTTTGTGTATAGTAACGTGTTGGAGCACGTTGCTTGATACTTGGTAAACTTTCTCTTGCTTGTGCATTACTTACTGGTTGTGTAAGTTGTAATCCTATGGCTAAAGTTTCTGTTTTTCCCTGGCGAGTAATGTAATTAAATGCTACAGTTATACCCTGCATTTCGCTAGGATCAATTGTATATGTTAGACCGTTGCTTGATCTTACATAGGCTCTGAATGTACCTACTGGTATATTGCTGAATACTCCGTCACCAAAATTATAAGTTACTTGATCGTTGAATCTTGAACTTACGCTGAATATACTTTTCTTACTTGTTTCTGTTTGTAGATAGGCGTTCGCATAAACATTATCAACTTTATTCCATAACGTTCTAGTATTATTATTAAGATTTAATTGGTATAACCAAGTATCTTCATTATTAATACCTTGAATATCTATTGCTACTGCCTGATTTGCGATCTGCTGCTCAAGCACAAAATCAAAATTTGTAAGTGATCCTTGTTTAAAATAAAAAAAGTATCCTGTGTTTGGACTTGCAAAACCCAATCTATCGTTTTGATAGACCATATTAAAACGTCCTGTTGGTGCAGGAGGAATTTCATAGAGATAATCTTGATCAACACTAGTAACACTTACCAATTCAAAATTCATGGTAATCCCATCAATAGTACTACTAAATGGAACAATGGGTAAACTTTCTGCAGGAATCTGTAGTGCGTATTCTGCTGTAGTTACACCTAAAATTTCTGCAATGTTTCCTGGTCTACCGATACGTTGGCTATCTACTAACGCAGCATTTATTATAGTGTTAAATTGTTCAAACCAATTTGGATTTGCTGGGTCGTTCCAAAGCACTGTTAAGTTACTTAAGTTTATACCATTAAAATCTACTAAATTTTGTGTAGTCTGTATACTTGTTACTTTTAATAAACCTTGTGCTTCAAGGTTGCGTTTTGGAGTGTAACTTACAAGGTTAGCAAGTTTGATAACGCTGTCTCTACGCTCTGCCGTATCAATAAAGTTTTCGCGGGCATTCAAGTCATTTCTAAATGCAAGACCCTGACCCATAAATGCCATAACGTCAAGTAGTGCAATAAATTCACTACTTTCAATATAGTCGTTATATGTTTCAGGATAATAAGTGCGTAGATAATCTATAAAACTTTTTCTTAGTGTCTCATAATCGTAACTCTGGAAATCAGCCTCACGAAAGGTTTGGTAGATTGCTTTCCAATCGTTAACACCAAACAAAGCACTTTGTCTAGAACTTGTAGCCATAATAACTCTCTGTTTTATTATTTATCTAACCATAAAAACTGTGTTTTTAAGCTAAAGACGCTGTATTAGTTGCTGAATTAAAAAATATGCTTAATAATGATGCTTGATTAAATGGTACAATAGCCATTTCAACTTCAAGAAGTATACCATTATCTCTTGGATAAACGCTTACATAATTTAACTGTATGCGCGGATCTGCGCTTGCAATTCTTGTAATTTCTTCCTGTAATGCTTGCTGAACTTCAGGAACATTAGGCTGAAAAACAAAATTCCACAAATCAGTACCGTATTGAGGTTGCCCTACTTTAGTTCCCCTTCTAATGTTTAATGCATTTAAAAAATCTTGAATTACAAGTTGAGTGTCAACAAGACGGAATTTTTTACCAGTAATAATAGAATTTGTGACGGTACCTGTGCCTCCCTGATAACCTATGGGAGCACCGACAGTTTTTGGCTTGTTTGCATTAATTGTTGAAAAACCTATATACTCTGCCATAAAGCTATTTATGTTCCTTTAGGTTTGACTTTGCTGGTAGTAGTTGTAGTCTTTTTTTCTACCCAACCTACTTCTTCATCACCCTGTGCGTTAGTGGCCCTGTACACAACTAGATTATTATCGGGAGAACCTGTAGTTACAGACACGTTACTAGGTTGTACACTGCGTTTAGTATTGTATAATGCGCTTTCATACGTTTCATCCGCTTGCTTTAATTCCTGCTCTGCCTTCTCTACTTCAGCAAATTTCTGATCCCTGGCTTGTGCTAGCCTGCTAATTGATGGATCACCCTGAACAAGATTTTTTTGTGCTTGGTCGTAGGCTTTTTGTGCTGCTTCAAATTCATCATACGCTGATTGATATTTGTTGTCTTTTTCTTGTACGATTTTAAAGAGTGATTTAAGTTTATCTTCATTTTGTTTAACTTTAGGTTCCAGTGCAGCCTTATTAACTTCTCCGTAAACAGGAGCAGGTATACCCGGATCTTCAAGCGCATCTTTTACTCCCGCCTCCACAGAACTTCTATCATTTGTATTAATACCTATTGATGGCATTTTAATACCACTTCCTTGTGATGTAATTGCAGATAATTGATTTTGTATTTCTGCGACTTTGCCTGCAGGTAAACCCGCATTAACCAACTTTTGTAAACCTTCTTTACTTGCTAGTGCCGTGACATCGCTAGCAGTAGCATTAATTAATTGTAACGTTGGGTTATTTCCTAACGTATTTTGTACGTTATTAATACTTTCTGCTGCACCATTTTGGATTGCCAATTTAAGGTCAGTAGTATTTGGAATATTTTGACTTACATTTGCTAAATTGTTAATAGCCGATATTGCTTCTTGACCTCCGGGCAAATTATTTACACCTGAAGCCATAGTGGCTGCAGTAGACGATACTATTCCAGAAGATATGGTTTGTGCTGCATTTTTTAATCCAGACAGATTATTTGTAGTAGTTTTTAATGCAGTTGTAGGATCAGTGATGGCTGAAGCAACTGTTTGTGATATATTTGTAATATCAGCACTAGTATTTGTTTTAGGCTTTGCTGCTTCTATTAATGAAGATGCTAAACTGCTTGCTAGCGGAAGTACTATGGATGCAGTTAGTGGATCACTATTATTTCCCGATAATTTTTTAGCAACAGAACTTGATAATTTATCCTGTGCTATGTTTGTGCCGATACCAAATAATGTTTGTCCGTCATTATTTGTCTGACTGCCTATTGATGCAGCATTAGTTTTTTCTGATGCTTTCTGTGCCTCATTTGTTAAATTTTGAGGTTGATTTGGTACTAATGTAGGTAAAGAAGTTGTAATCGCATTAAAAGCATCTGCTATTACACCCTGCTGTGTAGGAGTAACTTTATTAAAATTAGAATTGTACAAAGCACTTAAAGATGTTTGTAATCCGTCTAAAGCACCTGCTCCTGTTTCACCTAATTTGCTTGCATAATTTCCCTGTGACACATCAGATAGAGTTTGGTCTAGTTTATCTGTAAACGATTGTGAGTTAGGTGATTTTGCAGGTAAAAAGTCAGATAACTTTGCAGTTTGCATAGTTTCAAGAACATTAGTTGTTCCGTTATTAGCAGCAGAAAGAATTACTCCCCCTATTGCAGTACTTGACTCATTTCCTGTTATTGCTCCTGCATTTTGCAATTTCGTTTGAACCACTTGTAAATTTTTTGTAAGCGATTCTTGCTGCGCACCTAAATTATTAACGAATGCAGACAAATTTTCGGCTCCAGGTTTACCTGTAAACAATGAGTTAGGCATGGCTTCTGTGATATTTGATCCTGTAGCAATTAAACTATCTACTAGTCCTGCCGAACCCGGTTTTAATATTCCTGCTAACTCAAGTTGTTTAGGAGTTTGAGCAAATTGTCCAATAGCCAATGTATTTCCGCTGCTGACATTGTTTACTAAGGCAGCACCTTTTTTGACTGCATCTGCTGCTGGTCCAGCAGCAGCATTTGTTGCGATTTGTGCAGATAATGCTTGTGTTGCGTTTTTATCAAAAGCCCCACTTATATTTTGACTTACTGGAGTTTTAGCAATTGTTGCATTAGATACGGGATTAGTTACACCGCCGGCTCTGGCAGCAGAATTTATAGCACTGGTTGCTGCATTTGGTTTAGCAGGCAGATTAGATCCTGCATTTAAATTACTTTTAACATCTACACCTTGACCTGCATTTGCCCATGGAGCATGTGCAGGTGCTCTACTAGTAATACTTTTTAGTTTACCAGGTGCTGCATTGTAACCTGTAGATGAGTCAAACAAAGTGTCTGTGTGAAGAACTTGATCAATAATTGGCACCTCTTTAGGAGTCGTACCTGTCTTTCCTGAATTTAAATTCACTCTACTTCCATTTACAAATGCTTTAGCCGATGACGCCATACTAATATCGCCTGTGCTTTCTAAACTCATTGCACCAGACGCTTTTGCTGTAAAAATTGATGAAGTAAAAATACTTAAGTCTGCACCT